AAAACATTATAAATTAACTTGTGATACTGCCATAACTTCGGGCGCATTAGGTTTAGACAGCTATACTGCGGGTACTACAACAAACTTTACAGAAGGGGCTAATGTGGTATATTTCACGGCTGCCTCGACACTATTTATTATTAAAAGAATAACTGGAGATGATAATGTTTTAATAGACAACATCTCAGTTCAGGAGCTTGACCCGAATGGTTATTGGAATACAAATCCTAATTGGTTATTGGAACAAGGTCAGGCGGTAAGTGACGGAACAAATGTAGGAAGCCTTAACCAAGCAGGAGTTACTACACTTGGAAAGACCTATGTAGCTAAATATGATATTCTTTCTTATACTTCGGGTGCAGGTTTTATGCAACGAGTAGGTAGTGGTTCGGTTTATTCGGATGCAGAAACTTCTATTGCTACGCATAGCACAACGCAAATAGCTACGGGGAACGATTATATTTATGTTAATCCTCAAAACACGATTGGCTCTATAACTAATATCTCTGTAAGACTTAAAAATACTGGAGTAGTAACCCTAACTCTAACTAACCAACTAACGGAAAAAGTAACTACTGTAGAACTAACTCCGATAGTCACAAACGGGCGTTATTCAGAATTTTCCTACCAACCTACAGACCTTATCGAAGGAATGTATTTAATAAAGTTTACAGGAGATTCAACTACATACGCAGAAACTCTGGCGTATATTACGACGGGAACACCACCACTAGGTGAAAGCAATTACAAAGCATACACTACAGGAGACGATAACCCTGACCACGTTTACATACCATAATGAAACAAAAACTCTCGGTATTAAATTACCAAAGCACGAATACGCCTCAATTTACTGAGTCGAACAATAAGAAATTTATTGAGATGGGGGTAGATAACCACTACCCTCACTACCTAGAGTCTTTATTCGCCTCTAGCTCTATAAATGGAGCAGTAGTAAAAGGCTGCGCTGAAATGATTTATGGAGAGGGTTTAGACTCTGTAGATAAAGATTTACAAATAGAGCAATGGTTAAAGGTAAAGCAAATATTTGGAAGTGGAGACTGCTTACGAAGGGCGACTTTTGATTTAAAGCTATACGGTCAATGCTATCTAAATATTATTTGGAGTCAAGACCGTTCTACGATTTCAGAGGTGCACCATATTCCTGCTTCGACTATTCGCTGTGGAGTTCCTGACGATGAGGATAAATTTCCTCTATACTATCATTCTGTAGACTGGTATTCAAATAAAGAACCACAGCCTATTCCAGCCTTTAACGTAGCGGATAGAACAGCAGCGAGCCAACTACTTCATATCAAGCTATACAGCCCTCTGAGCTACGCATACGGCTTACCAGACTACTTGAGTTCTACGCCTTATATACAGGTAGATAGCGACCTAGCTGCGTATCACCAGTCTAATATCACTAACGGGCTTTTTCCTAGCTGTATGATTAATTTCGCAGACGGAGTACCTACAGAGCAAGAGAGAGCAGAGTTAGAAAGACTTATCTATAACAAGTTTGGAGGTGCTACTAACGCAGGAAAAATTCTTATGACTTTTTCTGACAGTAAAGAAAACGCTCCTACTATAGAAGCTCTCAATTTATCGGAGGCTCACAAGACTTACGACTTCCTTTCTAGGGAGGTACAAACAAAAATCCTTTCGGGTCACAGAGTTACTACTCCTTTGTTATTTGGAATACGTGCCGAAGGTGGTGGGTTTGGTTCTAACGCAGACGAAATGAAGGACGGCTACGACTTGTTTTTCCGTACTGTAATTAAACCTATGCAGGAGTTATTTTTAGATGGGCTACGACCTATCCTAGCTGCAAGCTCTATAACTATTCCTTTACACTTTAAGAAACTTGTACCTGCTAATTTCCTAGAAGAGAGCGCAGAAAAGGAAGAGGAAAAACCAATGATGTTTTCAGAAGATACAAAGAAGATTTCTTTAGAAGATTCAGAGGCTTGGCTTATGCACCTTTCTGACAAAGCGACTACTATACCTACTGGCTACCAACTATGGAAAACAGAGACCGTAGAAAATACCGACGAAGATAAATGGTTTCACTCGTTTAAGAAGATGCACAGAGCCTTCGGAGAAGAAAGCGGTTACGATAATTACTACGCGGATTCAGACTACGATGTAATTAGCCCTAAAGGATATCTCTTCGCAGTAAGGTATAGCTATATCGAAAACGCTAAAACACCTCCAGAAAACCCTAACTACAAAAGCAGAGATTTCTGCGAAGCTATGATGGATTTATCTAGTGGAGGAGCTATGTATCGTTACGAGGATATTAACGATATGTCAGAGGACGGAGTAAACGGACAGTTTGCCCCAGCAGGTCAAAACGAATACTCGATTTTAAAGTACAAAGGCGGTTGCTTCTGTCGCCACGCCTTCCAGAGAAATATCTTTATCTACGCTCCAGACGGAGAGATAGCAGAGTTTAGCCAAGACCAGAACGTAGAGATACAAGGCGACTTCGATGCGGTTATGAATAGGGTAGGAAACAACCCATACGTAGTAGACGAGGGTTACGAAACCGTTGCCCCGATAGATATGCCGAATAGAGGCTCACTTAAATACCCTAACGCAGTAAACTAATGGCAACTACATTATACATTTCAGCTAGTAAGCTCAAGAGAGATACAGCACTAGGTTCAACAGTAGACGACAACCTGCTGACTCCGTACATAAATATCTCTCAAGACCGTTGGATTCTCCCAGCTCTAGGAACGGAGCTAGACGAATATCTCAAGTCTCAAATAATAGCTGGGACACCTTTAACGGGTTCTTATCTTACACTAGTAAATGATTACCTCCAACCTGCTTTAGTTCAATTTGCCTTTTGTGAAGTAGCTTACGTAGTGCGCTTACGGTTCTCAAATAACTCCGTTACCGTACCCACTTCAGAACAGGGGTCTCCTGCTAGTGTAGGTGACATAAACGAAGTAGTTACAAGGTCAAACGAAATAGCTATGTTTTATAGGGAGCGCATGATTTCTTTTATTAGAAATAATACAGCTACCTTGCCTCAATACAATCAGAACACAGGCTCAGACCTTTCACCATCACAAAGAAACTATTTTGGAGGACTCAACTTATACCCGAAAATCAGTAGCGACAACCAGCTCAAAGCCCTTGCAGGTGCGCTCGGCATCAAATATTTTAACGCTTAAAAACCATGCTCGACTCAGAGCGTACATAGAAAAATGTCCACAAAATTAACAGACCTAGCAACATTAACTGCTGCTGCTTCAGGAGATTTCGCAACTTTAGTAGATATAGACGACACTTCAGGAGGAGCAGCAGGAACAAGTAAGAAAATAACGGTAGATAATTTACTCAAGTCGGCAGTAGGTAGTGACCACATTTCCTTTAATGGCGGTGGATACATTTCAACGACTTCGGAGACGGCGGTAACTTGGGGTATGTCAACAGGAGATACTACTTACTTTAATTATCTTACAACCCTTGTAATTCCTATTAATTGTAGAGTAGTCAATGTTACTACACAAAGCCAATCTTCAGGAGGAAGTACTGATATTAGTGTTTATAAACCAAGTGGCTATAACGCTAACGTTAGTTCAGAAACGCCTCTGGGAACGGTAAATCAGGCGTCACATAATTCGGGAGTTGTTTACATATCTACTTTTAATACACCAACTACTTATGACTTTGCGGCAGGGGATAGGTTAGGAGTTTCTGTAGATTGTACGACTTACTTGTATGGATTAAGTTTAACAATTTTATTAAAGACAATATAATGAAAGACTGGACGAAACCACAAAAACTTGTAGACTTTTGCTCTACGGACGAACAAGATTTTATAACTACGGACGAAATGTTATCGGATGTACTTGGTAGACTTATCGCAAAACTTGACGAACTGGAAGCAAGAATAGTTGCTTTAGAACCGATTAAGAAATAATGGAAAACGGAAAACTTTTGAGTATTAACTTTTTATGGACGGGATGGGCTTATGGAATGGTTAGCGAGAATTTAACTTTAACACTTGGTATTATAGGAGCTATAACTCTTATTTGGTTAAACATAGAGGGCATTATAACCCACAGAAAAAATAGGAAGTAATGTATGGAGAAGACTTTGAGGATTTATTATATGAATTACAAGATGACCTGTTTGACGCAGGGTATATGCCAAGAGATTGGGATATAATTAAAGGCTATGATGGTGGTCAAGATACCGTAGGACATTTAATAATTAACCATCATGGAGAACAAACCGAACCTGCTTGGATTTTCTTCACTTCTTCAGAAATGAAAGAAATAGAAGGGATGGTAAAACGATATAGTCAATTAGACTTTAGATATTTACTAGAGGATAACTTAGGCAACTTAGATTTATACGTTGCGTTTAGAGGTTATTACGATTAAATGAGAGATATTAATTCTGTCATACTACATTGCACAGCCACTAAGGAGGGTCAAGACATTTCCTTAGAAACAATAAGGGGCTGGCACGTCGTAGAAAGGAACTTCTCAGATATTGGCTACCACTATGTAATTCTACTCAACGGAGACATAGCGTTAGGACGTAATGTATTTACGCAGGGAGCGCATACTAAAGGCGCGAACAAATCCAGCATAGGGATAGCCTACGTAGGAGGTTTAGACAAGGATGGAGAACCTAAAGACACTATGTCCTTATACCAAGATATATCTTTCATGCGGCTGTTTGAAGCATTAAGCGTTACCTTTGGTAAACTCGACCTACAT